CTCCAGTATGAGAGACTTCAATCATATTATCTCTTTCAGTAAGAGCACCTAATGTATAGGCTGCTGATTTCTGAAGAATAGTTGTTCTAGATGGTACGCCTTCCTTTGTCTGTGTACCATCTGTAAATGCTACTCCAGATGCTGCAACTGTTACAGTTCCTGTAAATGTTGGAGAAGCGGTAGGAGCCTTTGCATCTAATTGTGTTTGAATTGCTGAAGTAACTCCATCAAGATATCCAATTTCTGTATCTGAAACTCCAGATACTCTATATTGAACAGTTGATGAATCTACAGCAAGTGTACCTGGTGTGCTTTCTGTCAAACCAGTTCCAGCAGTTACAGCCTTTGCTGCATTGAATGCTGAATATGTAATATTTGTTGTACCGATAGTAATTGCTGATGTATTAGAGCAAACATATCCATAACCTGCGTTTACTGTACCCTCAAGAACTAGGGAGAAATCTCCTCCTGCTAACTCTCCTGAAGGTGTATTATCAGCATCTGTTGCTCTTGTCCAAGAACCTGAAGCAACTACATAAATACCATTTGTCTTTTGATCTGTTTGATCCTTAACAAGTACACGATCACCAGCAACTACTGATACTCCATCAATTGTTTGAGTTCCACTAAGTGTAATGTTTCCTGTTGTAGCAACACGAACTGGCTGATGGAAATTAATTCCTGCAGTTACATTATCTACATATGCCTTTGTTGCTGCATGTGCATCTTGTGTTGGTGCACCTGAAAGTGTAAGTGCTCCTGTCATTGTTCCGCCAGAAAGTGATAACTTAGCATCTAATGCTGTTTGTGTAGCAGTAGAAACTGGCTTATTGGCATCTGATGTATTATCTACGTTACCAAGGCCAACCATTGACTTAGATACACCAGAAACTGTTCCAGTAAATGTTGGTGAAGCAATTGGAGCATAAGTTGATGCTGCTGTTGAAGAATTCAACTTATCATTTAATTGTCCCTGTACTGAAGATGTTACTCCATCTACATAACCTATTTCTGTGGCAGATACTGTTGAAGATATTGCTAACTTTGTCCAATCAATTGCTGCAGATGCATTAATATCTGCATTTACAATTGCGCCGTCTGCAATCTTTGCAGATGTAACTGCTCCATCAACAATCTTTGCTTCTGATACAGTGTTATCCGTTGGAGTTCTTGTATCAGATAATCTTGAATCGTTTGTGTATACAAGATTTGATGTATTAGAAATACCATGTACATCTGTTGTGTCTGAATTATGTGTTGATACAGCAGTGTCTGCATGTGTTTCTGCTGCAGACTGTGCAGTAGATACATCAGAAGTTGTTGCTAAAACTGATGTGTCTGCAATACCATGTACGTCTAATGTATCATCATTGTGATTTCCAATTTGAGTTCCTATAGCAGTATTTCTATCTGTTACTTCAGTTGAAATTGCATCATCAATTGCTGCATCTCTGTTTGTTACTTCAAGATCGATTGCATCATTGATTGCTTGGTTTCTATTAGTTACTTCAAGATCGACTGCATCATTAATTGCTTGATTTCTATTTGATATTTCGGTTGTAATTGCATCAGAGATTGCATCATTTCTATCTCCAACTTCAGTTGTTATTGCTGAATTAATTGCATCATTTCTATTTATTACTTCCGTGGCAATAGTATCTGATAAATCACTAACATAAACTAGGTTTGCTGTATCAGAAATACCATGAACGCTAGTTTCATTGTTGTGATCCTCTATATACTGTGTTAGTTCAGCATCTAATGCTACTCCCTGTGGAATCAATGCAATATCAATCATTCCATTTGAATTAAGGGTTACAATTCCACCTACTCCATCAAGACCGTCTAAATTTTTAAAATAGGAGAGAGCAGACCATGCCGAAGACCCGTTTCCAATTTTGAACTGGTTGGTATCGGTTTCAAATCCGATTTCTCCTGCTGCTAAAGTTGGATTCGCTGCAGTCCATTGTGCTGCGGTTCCTCTGCGCTGTTGCATTCTTGTTGCCATATTTTTATTCTCTCCTTATGGTATTTCTACCAGTTTATTTCTGTGCTAATTATAACATCAATTTTAATTGAAGTTATCTACTGCACTTCCTCCATCAAATACGATTGTCCATTCTGTTGTAGATGGTCCACCCGCATCTAAACCTGCACCTTGTGGGCTATTAAAACTTGCACCGTCATAAAATTGAGATACGATAAAACCAGTTCCATCAATTGCTGTATCGTGAATATGCTGTGGAAGATTTTGTGTATCATCAATAGTTGCCTGTGTATACCACACGCCATTATAATAAAAGTTAACCCTATTTGTAAGGGTATCTAACCATTGAGTTCCATTATTTGGTGATGAGGGAGCGGTAGACCCTACGGCCATAGACCCAGTTAGTGAGTCTACATATTCTTTGGTGGCTGCATGATTATTTTCTGTAGGATTTGCTACAACTACAGCACCTCCAAAGGTACCGCCGTTATTTACGACAAGCCCATTCTTGACTTTAAAATCTTTGTCTACTGTTGCCAAGATCTACCACTCCCTCTTTTTATTTATTTTTTTATACTAAAAGTGTTCCAACAACAGAAACTGTTGAGTTATTGTTGTCAGTTGTTACACGAAGGCGTACATCTGAACCGTTTACATCTGCTGAAACAGATCCAAGTGAGCCATTTGTTCCTACCATCGCATACTCTGTAATTGCAATGTTGTTTGATGTATCAAGGGTAAGAATTACCTTTGAAACTTCAGTATGTGTACCCTGAGCAATCTTAACAAGGAATTCAGCAGACTTATAATCTGCTACAGCCCATGAGACTGCTGTATTTGTGCTTGCAGTTCCAACAAGTGCAGATGCTGCAACCTGCTTTGCTACAGATGCAATTTCTACTGCAGGGAAGTTAGGTGTGACTGCCTCAAGAGCAGATACTGCACGAGCATCTGTAAAGTAAAGATTATTATCTCCCTCTACAAGATCATCTGTTGTTGAATCTGCAACACCGTTTTCTGCGGTAATTGTAAGATTATCTGATCCGTCCTTTGTAATTATAATGTTTGTCTTAGTAGCATTTGCAAGAAGAGTTGCTGCTTCTGCCTTTGCACGGGCTGCAGTGTAATAAAGGTTTGTACCCTCTTCAATGTCAGATGTTGTAAGAGCGTTAATTGCATTATTAATTGCATTATTGCGGTCAGTTACTTCATCAGAAACTAATCCATCAGCATAAGCCTTTGCAGCATTCTCTGCTGAAAGAGCAACACCATCTGCATAAGTTTCATATGCAGTTGTAATTGCAGTTTCACGAGTATCTGTATAAGCCTTTGCTGCATTTTCTGCATCATCTGCTACGCCATCTGCGTATGTCTTTGTTGCAGTTACATTTGTATCAATTTCAAATGTTGAACCATCAAGAGTTAAACCGTTACCAGCAAGGTATGTACCTTGACCTGAGAACTGTGTCCAATCTTGTCCAGCAAATGAAGATAGGTAATGGTCAGCCTGTACCCATGCTGTTGAAGCATAGTTATCTCCTTCCATTACGAATACTGCTGCACCTACTAACTCAGAATAAGCATCTGAATCTGTTGGGCGTGAAAGTGTATATGAACCACCAGTTATAGACATTTCGTAGATACCGTTTTCGGAATCTGTGGACTGTCCCTTCAAAAGAACACGGTATCCGTCAGATACTGTGTGGTTATCAATTGATAGTGGTGTAGAACCAGATAGAGCAATATTTGATGTTGCAAGAACATTTACTGCCTGCTTCCAGTTAAGACCAGAAGAAAGTCCATCTGCGTATGCCTTAGCATTATTTTCTGCAGTCTGTGCTGCTGCATCTGCATAGTTATTTGAACGAGTTACTTCATCAGAAATCTTTTCATCTGTGTAATCGTTGGCATCTGTAAGTGCTGCATTAGCCTTTGTTGTAGCATCTGCTGCTGCATCTGCAACTGCATCATTATAAGCACCTTGTACTGCAAGGTTACGAGCAGTTACTTCATCAGCAATTTCGTTATCTGTATATTGCTGTGCTGCAAGTACTGCATCATTATATGCATCTGTTGCTGCACCAATTGTGTCCCACAAACCAGTGTTAGCATCTACTGCTCTTTGGTTTGTAAAATATTTGTTTGATGTACCTTCTGAAAGGTCATCTGTGTCATGGTTTGAAAGTGAAGAAACTGTACCAGTTACATCACCAACAAGATCTGCTGTAATTTCTCCAGCAGCAAAATTACCATTAGCATCACGCTTTACAACTGTATTTGGTGTATTGCTTGATGTTGATGTTCCGCCAATAAGACTAACAATATAGTCTTGGTCATCTTGCTTTTTTGTAAGAATATCTTGACCGTCGATGGTACCTGTTGTGCCTTCAACAATAAGACCATTCTTTACTTTAAAGTCTTTTGTTACTGTTGCCATTTTTTATCTCCTTATTTATGCCTTAAGTCCAATTCGTGCATAACGAACTGTGACTGGCTTAATTGTTGGGTCTGGAGTAACAGTTAACGAAACTGTGCTTCCTACCCTAGAGACGCTAATGGTGCCAATATTCCCATCATTGTCTATCGTGCCATACTCAGAAACGTTTACATTTGTACCGTCTACCAAGATGGTCAACTCTGTTGCATAAAACTTATTGTCTCCTGCTGTTGTTTTAGCAATAGAAACAATATATTTAACCATTCGCCACTCTGTGGCATCAAAATTATCAATCACCGTGGCATTCTCAATACCAGTAATTGTATTTTCATTATTACCCATTGTCCCAAGATCTGTGGAACGTGCTGAGGTTGAGTCAATTAAATCTTCATAATCCTGTTGTGTAGGACGATCACCAGTTTGAAATTTGGTTTTTAGTGTTGGAACTGAGATTTTTGCCATGTGCCTATTATAACTCCTTTTTTATATTTTTAAAGAATCCAGTTACTAAAACCAATTACCTGTAATGGAATTGGAGGGGGATTAGAAGCACTGTATCCTTCAATTTGTATAGACTTAAATCTTACTCTAAATGGTAAGTCACTTTTTATTGTTACTGTAGGAGAAATTAAACTTATTTGTTTTACAGAATAATCTATTGGTTTTATATACTTTGTTTTATGTTGTAGGTTTGATAGTGTTGCTGTTGCCATTAATCAGTTACATCTTCAAGAATCTTCATACTACCCTGAGCGACTGTCCAGACTCTTGTAGCATCTGATAACTGAATATCAAAGATGTCTCCAGTTTGTAAAATAAAAGATTCTGAAGAAGTTAGCCAAACAGTAAACTCTCCAATTAAATCATCTGCATCTGCTGCTGGATTTAATTCCATAATTAATGTTGCATCATCTGTAATAATGCCTAAGTCAGCAGAATTATTTGGTCTTTTAATTTTCATATTAATATTCCAATCTGGAATTATTAAAGGCTGTCCAGCATCATCAACAACGTAAACTTTAAAACCAGAGGTATCTCCACGAACTACAGTCCAAATAACTGTTGGTGGTTTTTCACCTATATCATATGAAGAAGCGGATCCACGATATGTTGCCATGTGTTGATTATATCATATTAGGCTAATCCAGCCTTCAATGCTCCCCAAGTTCCATTTCCTTTTGATGAAATAACTATTACTCCATTATTTACAGATCTAATTGCAACAACTCCTATTGCGCCACCAACTGCTTCTGTTGTTAATGATCCATTTGAGTCTACATACAAAATATCCCCAGGGTTATAAGAACTTGTATTTAGTCCATAATATGAAAGAACACCAGAAGTTACAACTTCTCCAACTCCACCATTTGCATTAATTGTTCCATTTGTTAATCCTAATAATGGATAATTATCTGAAAAATTAGATGTAAATGGTTTTATTATTGTTCTACCATCGTATTGTCCAATTAAATTAGAACCATCTAGATATGTAGCAGCATATACTGGTGTTGCTCCAGAAATATTTTCTGTTGTTTTATTAATAACTTTTATTCTAACATTTGATGCATCTAATGATTCTAGTGCAGTTTCTACAGAATCCGCTAATTTTTTAATATCATTGTGTACATTTACAGAGTCTGTTGCCTCTGGAAATTTTAATCCATACGTTTCTGTTATATCTGCCATAAAGTTAATTATATCATTATTTGACTATTTGATGTAAACTATGTTATACTAAGAAATGTCAAGCACCCCTAAAAAGGTGTTTTTCGTTTCTAAGGAGGAAACTATGATTAACTTTATGTATAATAACAAAAGAATCATTGGTACACTCAGCATCATGGCTATGTTTACCATATGGTCAAACATTGCTAATGCTTCTGAAAACCGATTAAACGATAGTAATATCGTGCTGGGAGAAACAATAGAGGCCACGGAAGTGGCCAAAAGTGTTTCTGAGGCTAAAGAAGATCAGTTAGAAAAATATAAAAGTGCTATAAATCTATCTGACAAAGATCTTAAAAATCTACTATCTTTAGTAGGATTTGAAGGTCAAAATCTTAAGGAGGCGTGGGCAATTGCCAAGAAAGAATCTGGCGGTAGACCATTAGCCCTTAATAACAGTAAAAGAACTGGTGATAGTTCTTATGGCTTATTTCAAATAAATATGATTGGTGACCTTGGTCCTGACCGTAGAGATAAGTTTAACTTAGAATCAAATGTTGAGTTATTTAATCCAGTATTAAATGCTGAAGTTGCATTCTATATGTCAAAAGGTGGAAAAGATTGGAGTTCCTGGAAAGGATTAACTCCAAGAACATTAGAACTTATGAAAAAGTTCCCAAATTAAATAATTGTGCCTTGGGGGTACTTTTATCCCCAAGGTGCAAAATTAAATGTTGCTTCAGGTGTAAACGAGAACACTGAGAATG